CAAGCAGAAGACGGCATACGAATATCAGTACCGACCTTATGAAGAACGAATTCACCCGCATTGATAGCGGCAATCAGTTCATTCTGCGTGTAGTCCACACCAACATCAAATTCACCGTCATAAACCTTGTTCTGACAGCTTCTATTGACTTCACACCCGGCTTCCGCACCAGTCACCCAATAAACAAGGGCGGCTGCGCCAAAAGTAGAATCTGTTACGGAATTCTTCACATTGATAACGCCGTAATAATCGGCTGCCTTATTGTGAAGAACGAGCTGGAATTTGATACCCATTTCATCACGAAGCCGCTTCACAAAGGAAACAAACAGGTTCTTAGTGGTATCGTCAGTTACCACAACACCCATCGTGTTATAGGTATAAGCTTCAATCTTATCCAAATATGCCTGATAAGCCGCACCGTCCACCGTCTTATTTGTACCGCCAGTAAGCGGGGTAGAAGCGGTGACTGCAAGTTCAGCTTCCGTTTTGAACTTCACATACTTGTTCGGTACAAGATTAGAAGCTGCGGCAACCGTCTGAACATCAACTTCTGAAGTGCCAAGAATGGTTGTCACATCGAAAAGTTCATCGTTATCAGCGTTTTTCTGAATCACGATTTTCAGGTCATTACCACGGGTGCCGCCATACAGGGCTTCCGCATAGGTATTACTTGCCTTTGTGCCACCACCGTTCAGGCGGTAAGCGTACAGGGTTCTTGCCCCAAGAAACAGGTCACGAAGCCCCTTCAACTTATCGTTGGTGTACTCATATCCGAAGATTTCCATACTGTTCTTCTGAAAATCACCATTGGTAACTTCAAAGACTTCCCCTTCCTTGCCCCAATCCAGTTCAAGGGGCATAGTTGCGATACCTCTATCAGAAAGGGTTGCGCTTGCGGCTGCTGCCGATACAAAGTTGATATAAGCACCGGGAAGGGTTTTATTCTGTGTAACAAAAGTTCCACCGCCCAAAGCCATCTTAGTTCACCTTACCTTTCATATAATCTTCAATCATTTGTTCAACGGTTTTCACCGTGAATTTTTTATCATCGGGATATTTAGAAAGAACAGCGTTCAGGGCATCCCGCTTACCGCTGAAACGCTTTGCCGCAAGAAGCTGATTTTTTGAAAACTTAACTTCAACCTTTTCAGCTTCCTTTGCAGCGGTTTTTGTGGTTTTTCTTACCGCCATTCCATCACCTTAACCTTTCACGGTAACATCCTGTGAAATTTCTTCCATAGGCTGCGATTCACTTCTGCGATATACAAACATATCGTAATTCACAAAGAAGTTAAGCACCCCATCCACAATTTCATATTTCATTTTTGTACCATGCACCAAATCCCCGGTAACGGTGATCCATTCAAGGCAAAATTCCAATCGTTCCGCTACGGCGTGACATTCAGCGTTCATGTTCTGCTTATCAGCCGGGAAGAACTGTATGCAAAACTGATTTTCCCTGAAATACCGCTTCCCAAGGAAAAGTTCATGGGTGGGGTTGATACAGAAAATAAAAAAGCAAGGTTCTTTCAAGCCTTGCTTCACATTCTCTGTGTAGTTTGTATAGCCATCACCAAATTCCCCATTCAGGGCAATGCTGATAGCGTCAGTTATCAAATTTACGGAATCTGTCACTTCATCACGCCCCCTAAGAATTTTTTGATTTTGGCTTCAAGCACTTGCGGGGCAATATCCTGAATTTCCCCTTCTGAAATCGTCAGCATGAACCGACCTCGCACCCATCCTTCATGGTTTGCTGTTCTGTGTCCAAACTCCACATAAGAAGCATATTCAACCGGGTTTACAATCTCAATCACAAGGAAATTTCCAAAGTGGTTCACTTTCAGGGAATCAGCGTAGGCTTTCCCCGCCGCAATCGAACCTTTACCCGTTCCGCCTGCGGCTTCCTCATGGGTTTTTGAAGTCCACCCACGCCTAAGAGTACCGCCCTTTTTGCCTGATCCTTTCGGATAATCCCCAACGGGTGTACGCTTTATGACTTTGGCAAGCAGACGGGCGGCAAGTTCCTTAGCACACGAATCAACAAAGGCTTCAACCTCTGATTGCTGCAATTTGTTCAACTGCTTTTGAAGCTTTTTCATTCCTGCCATTGAAAACCCGCCCATTTTGGAAGCCATTAAGCCCACCCCTTGAAAAGTTCAAGCATGATTTCCTGATGTTCGGGATATATGGCGGGTTCGCTGCTTGCGGAATATTCGGTTTTTATCCCGTTTTGTTCCACAATGATTTTTGAACCTGATTTCACTTTGATTTCAGGTGACAGGAAAAGCTTTGTGCCTTGCGAAACTGCCGCTGCCGTGTCTGTTTGAACAACGGCACTAATTTTTTCAAATGACAAATTACAGGGTTGATTTTCGACAACGGTTATTTCCTTTTGGGTGGTTCGTTTGGTTTCAGGATCGGTAACGCTGCCATATTCAACAATCGTACACAATCCGTTATAGTACAGGTTTTCGTGCGCTTTTTTTGCCGCTTTGCGGGCGGCTTCTAATGCGTTCACCATCTGATCCGCCTGTAACAAGAAAATTCGTCCCGCCCATGGGTAAGAAGGTAGTTCAGAAGATTGTTCAACCGCTGTTCAGCGGTCAAACTCCCTTCCCCGGTTGCAAACACCGTATTTTTATCCCCTTCCTGTAACTGCTTTACCGCATAATCTAAATCAAGCCCTGCAATGTCATTCGGTGAAAAAGTTTTCTTCACCGTTAAGAATTCGCCTACTGCCATATCAATAGCGATGTTCATTAAGCCGTCAGGTATTTCAGACACATTGCAATCATTTTTAATGGTATTCGTGACTTTCTCAACGGAAAAAGCCAAAATGACTTCATCCCCATCTTTCAGCACATACCCAAAAGACTGCAAGCGGGTTTTTACCTTATCCAGCATAGGAACACCGCCTTTACTCTTTATTTTCCACTTCCTGAATAATTTTCAGAATGTCAGCTTTCTTTGCAGCGTCCCCCAACTCAATATTGTGTTCCGCTGCATAAGCTTTCAGTTCCTCAACCTTCATTTCATCAAGTGGCTTTGCATCCGCTTCACCCGTCACAGTATGCCCCATGCTTTTCAGCTTAAAGGCAATCTGTTCATCGTTGGTTTCAAATACCCCCTTTACAAACTTGCAAAGGGGGCGGTTACCGGAAGAATCCCAAACGATATTAGGGGTTTTTGGTTTCTTTGTCACTTTGAACATTTCATCACCCTAACCCTTTCTGTTAAGCACCAACGCCTGCGGAAGTAGCAAGACCAGTGATAGCACCATGAAGGAACGCCGGACCATGAGCAAGTCCAATCTGACCGTAAATCTGCACACGCTCAGAAGCACCGTTCTTTGCCAAATCTTCCTGAAACAGAACACCCTTGCCGGGAACTGCCTGAAATACCGGGGCAATATGCGCCATGTCAGCAATCAGGATAGAATCGGCGGGAACAAAGCGATCCCACACAACGCCCATCTTGAAGAAGTCCGTTTCAATTTCCGTGATATTCATGCCGCCCACATTCTGTGTAGTCTGCATATTGGCTTTGAACTGTTCAGCATACAGATTAGTAATCATCTGCTTCTGATATGCGCCGCAAAACAGCACCATCTTACCAAAGTAAGCACCGTTATCAGCCATTTCACGGAAAAGCTGATCCAGAAGGGCTTTACTAAGTGCAGCGGAAGCCGCATCAATGGAAGTACCCGCTCCCGAATTGCAAAGTTCAAACATACCACGGGTTTTGTTCGCAACATTGGCTGCCGTAGCGATCTGATACTCACCATTCAAAAAAGAAAATTCCACATCACGGGCAATCTTGACGAGCTTCTGCTGAATCTGCCAAGCCTTTTCATCTGCCGGGTTGGGATTCTGTCCTGCGGTGTTCAGACCGGACATTCTGCCGGAATTGCTCATTTTTGCATAGGTCAGATCAATAGTTTCCTGATGAATCTGAACCACGTTCTTTTCCTGCTCCCTTGCAATATGGGAAGCTGCCGGGGCGGTAACGGAAGCCTGTTCAGAAATTTCAGGCTGCCCCGCTTCCGGGAAATCATAAAGAACTGCCGTGGGGAACTCGAAGTTGTCCGTCTGTCTGCCACCCGTCAGACCGCCGATCATGGAAAGAAACGGGGTTTGAGTAGGATCAGCGGTGAACAGTTCACCCGCATAGTTCGGCAAGTTCCAAGTAGTACCAATGCCAGATACCTGTGCCATAATATTTCACCTTAACCTTTCTTTACATCAGGATAACGCCTTCATTAGCCGCTTCCTGCTTTATTTTGATAACCTCTAACTGATTGTTGTTCTTACGGGCATCCGCAAGGCGGGCTTCATATCCTGCCTGTGTGGAATTGGGAACCGTAGTTGAAGCCCCCGGCTGAAATCCGGTAAACTTCTGCTGCGGGTTCTGATCCACATCAAACATATAACTGTCAGACTTTTTCAGGGCTTCAATCTGTTCATCAAACCCGGTCAGCTTGCCATCCTCACCAAGCTTCATTTTGGTGTCGTCCAGCATGGCACGAACCGCCTTGATATTCTTAGCCTTTGCCCCGGTCAACGCCAGTTCAACCGCATTGTTGAACTTCAAAGCCGCCATTTCTTCATCATGGGCTTTCTGCTGATCCGCATTTGCTTTCTGTAAAGCTGCAATCTGCGCTGTCAGGGATTCATTGTCCCCGGCTGATTTCTTCAAATCCTCAAGCTGCTTATCTCTATCAGAAACGGATTTCTTAGCGGTTTTCAGTTCCTCGTTGACCTCGTTGAACCTTGCCTTTGTGACAAAATCCCCATCAAGGGAAGCCATAATCTTAGAAGCCTGTTCCTCTGTGATACCCATTGCAATCAAATCTTCTTTTTTCATAGTCGAACCATCCTTTCATTTCCGTTGTTTACCGTGGGTGACGAACCACGAATGAATCTTGTTCTTTACCGCCTGCAATGCGAAAAAGGCGAAGAAAAAGCACCCTTGCGGGTGCGGTACTATTTAACCCATAGTTGGGAGATAATCGGATCACCGTTCCTTTCTAAGTGCGAAAGCCAATAGTCACGGAAATAACCCCCTTTCTTCAAAAATTCGACCTTATATAATGCCTATATACAGACTGAAATAAAGTCTTTGATACATTTATTACCTAAAAATAAGCATGAAAAAAGCACCCTTGAAAATAAACTTTCAAAAGTGCTTATTCCTTTTCGTAGTATTCACATCGAATTTGATTCATCATCACTTCATAAGGCTTGAACTGCGGATAAGGGTACATCCGGCAACAACCTTTCTGATAGTGGTTTGAATAGACTGTACCGCCATCCCTGAATATACAATTTTTACATTGACGGTACTTTTCAATCTGCGTGTTGTCGCTCAATACTTCATCCGCATACCGTTCTTCCAAAGATTTCTTTTCAGCCATTCAATCACCTTCTTTCTATCGCTGCGGGTTTTGCCCTATGACCTCAAGATCAATGTATATCATGCCGGGTGTTTTCTCAACCTTTGTAACACGGAAGGTTGTTCCTTTCTGCAAGATGATTTCCGATTCCTGCCCGAAAGAAGATTGCTTTGCGATACCGTCCCAAGACTTACCCGAACCATTACCGAAAGCGGAAAACGGTTCAGCATACATCATTTGAGTACCGGACGGGGCATAGATATTCAGGATAATATCACCGCTGAACCCTTTGCCCTTTGCAACACCACATGAACAAAAGCCGTATTCTGTGGGGGTAGTACCCAAAAGCAAGGCTTCCAATTCATCCTGTGTTGCCCGCTGCAATTTATCCATCGGAACATTGAAGAATTTATCCATGCCCTTAAACCTACAACCACGCTGTAACCAAAAATCTTCCTGATAGGTTGATTTTTCGATTATGTCGGTCATGGCGTTTATTTCCTTCCGCATTGCTCCGGGTTTCCATCCGGCATACTTCACGCCGATCTGATCCAAATCCACATTGCCAACGCCTAAGAATTTTTCGCTGCCGTATTCAATGCCCCGCAATGGCTCATTGAATTTGTGGTAACTTTGGGTGTAATCGTAAATAGCATTTTTCTGTGCGGGCGGGGAAGTGCGCCACACCTCACCGCAAGTATCACGCAAAAGGGCATCTGCTTCTTTGGTTGACTTAGCCCACATTGCAGCGTCTTTTCTTTCCTGCGAAAAGGCATCGTCTACCGATTCAATTATACCATCAGTTTCAAGTTTTTTCAAATCAGATTGAACTTTGCTGATCTGCTTATTGACCTGCTGCAATTCTTTCTGAATATCCGCATAGGCTTTACCCTCTGTGTCCAGTTCTTGAAGCTGATTGTACAAATCCTGATATTTCTTCATCAGGTCAGGATCACTTTCAGTAATGAACTTCCCTTCATAGTATTTCTTCTTGCCCTCAATGTTCAGGGAAGCCCAATCAGCGGTTGTTTTATCATCCTTCCAAATCCCGGAATAGGTTTTGATTTCAAAATCATCAAGCTTCTGCTGCAAGGAGGCTTTCTGCGCTTCCAAATCAAGCTGCTGTTTGGCAAGGGCTTTTTTCTGTTCCTTTACCAACTTTTCATTCAACTTTGCCTGCCATTCTGCCTTTTGAGCGTTCAGGGCTTCAATCTGATCCCCAATCGCTTTCAGGGCTTTTTCCTCTGCGCCGTCATAGGATATAGCGGAATAATCCCCGCCATAGTCCTTCTTGAAATCTTCCCAAGAAATCAAGCCGCTTGTCTGCTGATTGAATTGGTTTTCCAAATCCTCAATATCAGCTTCCGCACCCGCAATATAGGCTTGCAGCTTCTTCTTTGTCAGATATTCTTTCTTAGGTTTGGGCTGTTCAGGCTCTTTGTGGTGTGAGTAGTGAAGGGCTGAACCATCGTCCACCACATCAAAGCCGGACTTATCGCCGCCATCCACAAAAGTTTTCTTCCAGTCCTGATAATTCATATCATCGGGAATGTAGTAGGTTTTCCCCGTTTCTTCATCCCTTGCCGCCCGTTCCCCAATCTGACCGAAGTTTTCATCAAAATGCGGAACTGTGGTTGAACGGCAATAAACATGAAAGGGCGGGGCGGTAACACCCGCTTCATAATCCTTCATAGGAAACACTTGCCCGTCAAGGCTGCGGCATATTTCTGAAGTGTGGGAATCCAGCGTTGCAAGGATTTCATACTGTTCAACATCAAGTTCATTGAACGCTTCCCCTTGTGCAACGGAACTGAAATAAGCTTCTTCCGTCATAACAAGCCGCCCGGCGTTGTTCTTAGAAGTTTTCATCTTCTTTGCAAGGGAATCAATGGCTTTCTGCGGATCAGCCCCAAGCATGATGTTTTGGGTAAGTTCGCTGTGAACCTCTGAAATCAGCTTTTGCTTATTGTTCCAAATCCTATCAGAAAAATTGTAACCGTCAGCCGCCCAAGGTTTACTAAGCACCTTTTCAATCTGCTTCTGATCCAGTCCTGCAATATCCCACCCAATACCGAATCCGTTTTGAAGTTCATAGATTGTATGGAAATAGCCACTTTCAAGAACATCCTGCATTGCCCCGGTCATAGTCCCAAGCTGTTTTGAAAACATAACTTCAAGGCTTTGCTGTGTCTGAATTTTCAGGGCTTCAAGCTTAGAAATATGGTACTTTGCCGAAGCATTTTCCAATTCCTTCATCCATCCACCCATTAAGGCGTTGTCCTGACCGTACTTGATATATTCCTGAACATCCCATTTCAGTTCTTTCAGGTCAGAAGCGGAAAGCCATTGACGGGCTTCTGCCATTGTGATCCCGTTGTTGTCGGCAAAACGCTGATACCACCGGGCAATCTGACCTTCAATCTGCTTTTTGGCTTCATTGTACTGCTGCACAATTTCCCCAAGGGCTGAACCGCCTATTTGGTTCTGTGCAACTTCAAGCTGTTCAAACCGCTGTTTCCAGTAATCACTATTCTTCATCTACTTCACCGCCCTTTTGCTGTGAAGCCCCTTGCTGCTGCGGGTTAGGTGCAAAGGGGTTGTAAGCATCAGCTTCCATTTCCTCTTTTTCCTTTTCCCGCTGCTTTTCCAAGCGTTCAAGTTCCTGCTGAACATCATCAACCCAAGGGTGCATACCAATGATAGTTTCATCCGAAAGAATACCAACGGATTTTGCACAATTATCAATGGCTTCACTTTCATTGATAAGAATATCCCGGTTGAAGATAATGTTCACTTCTTCATTCTCAAAGTTCCCACGCCCTGTATTGGTAAGGTGGGCGTTGATAAACCAAAGAACATCTTCAAAGGCTGCCTGAAATTCGGTTTCCATATCGTTAGCATCTAAATCAATATCAGAATACATTGATTGAATGTTCATCTGATTAGGATTGCCGGACAGCCTATCATCTTTGGCATCATAGCCCATTGCATTTTCAATCAGGGCTTTCTTGAAGATTTCAAGAATGACTTTATAATTTTCAGCGTTGACCGTGATTTCAAGGGTTTCAACCCCGCCTTTGGTTTCCCCGTCATACCGAACCTTGACAGCCCCATAGGTGGCAAGGTTCTTTCTGAACTCGCCTAAATTCGTGCCATCATAGTTTTTCAGAACAAGGATCGTGTTCCTTGCGTCCTCTTGCATATTGTTTTCAAAGTCGGACAGCATCACATTGATACCATCCTGCAAGGATTTCACCTTTTTCAAAAGCGGTAATTCCTGTTCGTTGTACTTGAAGGGAATCAGGGGAATTTTCGCCCAATTCAGGGGCTTGCCGTTGTTCATCACATAGGCGCAATCCTGTTCCTTCAAGGTCAGGTCAGGAAGCAGCACATTCCCATCAAGGATATAGCAATGAATCCCTTGCATATCGAACACTTCAACCTTTTCAATGACAACAGGCTTGATCCCGTCAAACCCCGTCACCAAATAAAGCCGGATCGCCCCGGCAAGCTGCGTGTGTTCGCTATCTTCCCAAATCGGAAGGATTTCATATCCGGGGAACAGTCTGAAATCAAATTCCCCGTTCTTGTTGTAATACGGATAAAGCCAAGCTATACCGTGATTCAGTGCTGCCTTGCCCGTATTCTTCAAGGTTTTCATAAACTTCTTGTTGAAAATCTGCTTCAAAAGTTCAACATACTGTTCATTGTTACCTTCAATAGCAAAGGGCTGCCCTAACAGGTAATTTGCCTTTTGGTTCACCATCTTTGCATACTGATTATCAATCAGGCGGTTGTTTGGTAGGTTTTCAACCACTTGCAACTTACCATCTTCCCCAATCATGGTTCTTTTTCTAAGAAGTATGTCATGCTCATTCTGATAGTAAAGCTGCCCCTTAATCTGCATGATCCTTTCGGGTGAACCCTTCCAGCGGATAATGGACTGTTCAAGGAATTCTTTGTTGCTCATATTCTGCTTGAAGCCGAACAGCATAAAATTTGAAATCCTGTTCAGTGCCATTTCAACCTTGTTCAGCACTTCATTTCACCCCTTTCTATTGCGTAATAAAGACGAACCCCCGGAAATACAAGCTTTCCAAGGGCGTTTGATACTAATTTGTTATTGAAGGGCAGTTATGCAAGCACCATAGGCGGCATCCACCAAACCGCCCCGGAGGTAAGGTATTTGACAGCCAAAGGCTGCTGATACTGTACATCCTGCCCGGAAATGTCAATCAAAACTGAATGTGTCAGGCAGAAGAAGCTTAGAAACACCGTACCGCATGGAATCCATACCATGCGAAAATTCGTGATCCGGCTTATCGGTCAATTTCCCGTCTTTATCTTTCGCCCAACAATAATTGCTGATTTCTTTGTAGAACTCTGTACATCGTGGGTGAACCACAATTTCATAGTTCTGTATAAGCTGAATACCGTGGTTCACACTGTCCTTGCCCTTGCGGGAAGGTTCAGCCTTGATACCTTCATCCTGTAATTCGGCAATGCTCTTTGGTTCTGCTGAATCACAAACAATCCGCTGCCCGCCATAGCCCATTTTCTTAATCTGTTCAGCTATGATTTTGTTGGTAACGCCTGTTTTATACCATTCATCGAAAATGTAGATACGCATTGCAGCGTTATCTACCATTTCACATACAAAGGCGTTCGGATCAGTAAAACCAAAGTCAAGGTTAAAGGCTGCCTTAATACCCTTGATTTTTCGGATTTCATCAACATCGAATTCTTCAACCCGAACATTGGTATAAATCAGCCCTTCCGCAATACCCCAATCCCCATCACCTTCAATGCGGTAACGGCGGGGATTTTGAACCTTCATTTTCAAAAATATATTGCGGTCAGCTTCATCCAACCATTCATTGCATTGCCATGTGGTAGTTTTAGTGAAGGTATCTTCATCCGGGGTATCAAAGAAGCGGGCTTTCAGCCAGCTTGTAGCACTCCACGGGTTGAAGGTCATGGTGATCTGCTTAAAATATCCTTCCGGGACTTCACCACGGATAGACAAATCAAGCTTGTTGAAATCATCCTCATTCGTGATTTCATAGGCTTCTTCAATCCACACCCAACATAGAACACCTTTATCAACGGAAATTGAAGTAATCTTCAAACCATCGTCAAGCCCACGAAACAAAATTTTTTGCCCGGTCTTTATGCGGGTGATCTGCATGGGGGACACGGTACAATCAAAGTACCCGTCAAAGCCCAACTTATGAATCGCCCATTTCAAATCACTGTAAACAGAATCCCGCAAGGTATTTGAATACCGCCGAACGCATAAACCATTGCTTTCGGGATATTCAAACAAGCGATAAATCATGTTCAAAGCGGTAGTTTTGCTTTTCTTTGATCCACGGCTGCCCTTGCAAACTCTGTATCTCTGCCGACAATTCCAAAAGTCAGCATAGTTCTTTCCAACGGTTTCTTGCAATGATACTTTCATGTAATCACCGCCTTATTCTTTCAGGTCATTCACAATAACCACGGGTTCAAAGTCAATCCCGACATTATCTTTGAACATACCATACCGCTTCCCAATCAGTTCAGCGGCTTTCAAGCGTTCCTTTGCGGAAACATCAATATCAGCGATTTTTTGAACACCATCACCGATAAGCTGCAAGGTCTGTTCCGTATGCTGCCCCCGCATTACAGCGGTTAGGTATTCAAGAACTTCCTGTGCGTCAGCGGCCTTTTCATTGTGAATTCGTTCAAGCTGTTCATCAATATAGGTTTTGACTTCAACATTTTTCAACATTCGCTGCCCTTGACTGTATGCGGTTTTTTCATTGTACCCCGCCCGGATTGCCGCCTGTGTAGCGTTACAACCAATCAAGTATTCATCAGCAAATTTCCTTTGTTTTGCGTTCATAAACAGCAACCCCCTTTCAGTCAAGTTAATTTCAAACATCCTATGCCCTGTTACGGTAGGGCGAACCGCTTTTTTCAGGTTCGACTAAAGCACGAACTTTCTAAATAAAAAATCAACAAGGTTTCCCTTGCTGATTTTTCACTATACATTATATCACGCCCCTTATATAACATGATATACGAAATACATCATTTTTCCTCACTTTTTATAAGTTGTTCAAATTCTTTCAGTGCGTACCCGTGTATATTAAGAACATACTGATATGTAAAGTTCATTTCAACGGCGATAACCTCAAATTTCTTGAACTCAACATACCGCTTGAACAGAAGGGCGATATAATCAGGATTTTTCAAACCCTGAATCTGATTGATTATCTTGTGCTTTTCATCAACATACCGATCAATTTCAGCATTGATTTCTGCTTCAAGGTCAATGATCCTACCTATCAGCTTCACAAACGGGGCATCCCCGGAAGGGCTTGTTTGCACACGCTCTTTTGAATAGTCAATGCTTCCGACGCTTCTTGACTTCAAGCGTAAATCGCCTAATTCCTTGATTTTCTGATTTATCACGGTATCTAACCGCTGTAACTGCTGTAAATATTCTTTTGCTTTCATAGCAATCTTCCTTTCTTCATCTTGAACCGATAACTTGAACCGTTTCAAAGTCTTTATTTTTCGGGGGTTTTCAGAAATCAGCGGTTCAAGGGTTCAAGTTCAACTTGCTATTTTCTTTATATTTATTTTTAGAGAAACATTGCAAATTGTTGATAGTATGAAATCTATCTTTTTTAAGAAATCAAAAATAACTTGAACTACTTGAACCGCATAGCGAAAAACCCGCATAATACAAGGCTTTCAGGCGGTTCAAGTTCCCACAACTACAACTTGAACCTATCTTGAACCGCAACTTGAACCCCCTGCATATTTTGAAAGTTAATTTTCAAAAATCAGCTCTGCACACAAGCCCTTTATCCAATCACGGCGGGGAATCTGTGTAATCCATTCATCAGGAACACCGCTTTCACCACCGCAACCGTAATATATCCCGGCAAGCCCGCCAGCAACCGCCGCAACGGTATCAGTATCTTCGCCCAAATTCACGGCGGTAAGAACACAATCCCGGTATGTGTTGGTATTCAGGAAACACCAAAGGGCGGCTTCCAGCGTGTCAACCACATAGCCGGAACTTTTTACAAAGGTTCGTTCCAACCATTCAAGATCAAGCAGCTTACCAAATTCAGCAAGCATTGAAACATTTTTAATCTGTTCTTTGAACTTCTGAATTCCTGCGGTAATGGCTTCTTCCTTCTCCATGCCGTTCATCAGGTTTTCAACAACTGCTGCATAGATACGGCAAGCGAAATCAGAAATAAAATGTGCGTGTGTCAGGTGTGTAACGCTCAAAAGTTCCTGTTCCTTTTCCGGGTAATCAGGCAACATTGCAACCGGAAGAATACGCATCAAAGCCCCGTTCCCGTTATCCATGCGGGTTTTGCCCCCACACTTTACAACATCCTTTCCGTTGGCAAACCGGGCGATTGCCCGGTTTGTCCCACCACCCACATCAAACACTTCACCGTAGGGGGTGAACTTTCCATTATTCAGCCAATGGAAAAAGTTCTGCATAATATCAGCCGGATCAACCTTTCCCAGCTTCACCATACTGTCAAGGGTTGCAAGTGTCAGGCTGCTATCATCCGACCATGTACCGGGCGGCTGATTGTATGTTCCGTAACCCGTCATATCTGTAATTGTGAAGGTATCACGCTTTCGGAATTCCACCGGAACACCTAAAGCATCACCGACCACAAGCCCCATAATTCCATTATAAAATTTGTTCATAGCTGCACCTTCCTTTCTTCAAACGCCCAAAATACGGGCGGCAATCATATCTGCGGTATGTGTGTAAAGAACATTGGGAAACATAGTAACGGATCGCCCGTAGCTGTTCCAATTCTCTTTATCATCAAAAGCCCCCATGTGCCACCTGATACAAAGCATTTCTTCTTCCGTAAGCCGCATATACTGTTGCAGCATTATCACCGATTTATCACCATGCCCCGGAAGAAGGGTTGCATTGTTATATTCCCACGCTTCATTGTCGGTTCGGGTGTAATTATCCACCTTGCATAAATCGTGAAACATTCCCACAATCAGGGGGCTTCTTCCATCCTGCCATTTCAATTCAAGCCGCTTTGTAAGTGATAAAAGCGAATTTGCAACGGCAAGTGAATGATCGAACAACGCCCCGGAATATGCCCCGGAATATGCCCCGTGGTGGTGAATGGAAGCCGGGGCTGTGAAGAAGCCTTTTTCTTTCAAGGTGTCAATGAACCCTTCCGGGAAACGGTCAGGCATACAATATTTCATTGTTTTCTTGAACTGTTCAATTCTATCCTGTTCGGTAAAATTATTCATTATCTGAACTCCCTTCCTGTTTTTGTGTCTTTTATTTTTACTCGTTCAATCAGTTCAAAGCCCGCTAAACGGATAATGAACTTCAATACTTTTATCAATTCGGAAGCCCGCCTTTCGGTTTCGCTTTCCTCTTTGATTATGTTCTTTGTTCCGGCGTAAGCCGTAGGATCGGCATAGCCTTCACTGTTAAAATATGGATTGTTCATCTTTGCCACCTTTCAATTTATCCACTTGATTATAGGATCACCCTTGAAGCCTTTTTCCCAAACGAACCACGCATAGCAGATTGCATTGTTAGAAGGGTACTTTTCAAAATCCCCGTTCATTGCACAATTCAGGCGGGAAGAACTTACATATACAACCTTTGGTGGGTTATGTAAGAAAAATTCTTTTCGCTTCTTTCCTTCAAGGAATTGCAGCTTCAAGAACATTGCAACCTTTCTTCCCGGCTGCACACTATTCAACGCCTGTTCAACGAATTCCAAAGCGTATTTATAGGGCGGGTTTGTGATAATATCCCCTTCAAAATCATCAAGGGTTTCTTTCAGGAAATCCAGCGGTTCAGGATCACCAAAGCCCCGGTATATTAAATCTGTGCTGATAACCTCGAACCCGTGTTGTTCCAGCACCTTTGACAAATGCCCTTCACCACACGCACATTCCCATATAACCGGGGCAAAATGTTCTTCCGCAAGCAGAAGTTCCATTGCACGGGGTTCAGTAGCATAATAATCATGCTGCTGTCTGTCCTTATCGGTGTGATTGGAAGCACCCAATGTTGTGTAAATGCTTCTTTGGTTGCCCGTCCAATCTTTAGCTTCTGTTCTCTCTCTCTGCTGTGTTCATTCAAAATATTCACCCCTTTCAACTATCTACCCGAACAAATATCCGGTATTTTTTGCCGCTGATTTTCTTATCAATAACCTTCATGTTCAAAATGCGGTTCACTTGCTTTGAAAATTCAATGCTGCTCATAGGCTGGAAGCTGTTAGCAAGGCAAAATTCCTGATACCGCCTATAAACCTTGTTTGTTGGTTCATTCTCAATCTGAAATTCTTCATCTTCACATTCCTTGAAAAATCCCAAAATTGGATTGTTGTTTTCTTCATATTCATCCATTGCCGCCTGAACTTTTGCGGAAGTGGTAAATGCCCGATTTGTCAGCACCCGCTTCAATCCGGCAATTCCTAAAGTTATCAGGTATTCCATAACTTCATCAGATTTCAGTTCGTGCTTTATATACGGTTTGAAATCAGGATCAGCTTTTGAAAATGTGGCGTTGAATGGAATGATTGTCAATCGCCGCTGCACCGCACCCGTTTTATCCTTGATACGGGGAATGCTGTTTGCCGAAAATAACAGTTTTGAATAATTGTTGAACTCAAAAGGATTTTGCCCCTTGCGTTCTGCTGATACCCGTTCACCCGTTACCAACTTCTTAAAGATCGCCGGGTTTGCAATGAATTCATCCCCTATATCATCACCGATATTCGCCAGTTTGCCGAACATTTCAGCGGTTTTGAACCTATCACCAAGTTCTTTCAGGTCAAGGGAAGCAATATTTTCTTCCCCTAATAGGGTTTGAACCATTGAAAGGAAGGTGCTTTTGCCGTTGGATTTATCCCCGGTCAGAATGAAGGCTTTGCCTAACTCATTTCTGCGATAGAAACAATACCCAATGGCTTCTTCCAACAATGCCCTGATCTGCGGATCGTTGCAAGCAATACGGTTCAACACATCATCCGCAAGCTTTGAATAGGTATTAGGATTATATTTCCACCTGATTTTGTTTGTGATAATGTGTTCCGGGGTAAACTCTATGAAAGAATCATCTACAATGTTATATAACCCGTTTTCAAAGGCAATCAGGTTTGCATCTTCCGCCCGTGTATTCTCACGGATCAGAATTTCAAGATAGGCAAGAACTTCTGTCCTCTTTGCCCTGTTAAGCTGCGGAATATGCTGTATCATAGCAGCTTCAATTTCAGAATAGCCGGAAACATAGATACCATTCTTGTAAATGTGAAGCTGATTATTGATTTTGATAATGTGGTTATTGTTCTTCAAGAAGGTTGCGAATTTATCAAACAGGAAGCTTGATCCCGAAAAGAACACGGGCTTTTTGAACGCATCATCCCTAAGAACGGTTTCAATCTCACTATCAGACAGCGGGACTTTCAGCACATACTTATTGATAATCCTGATCGTTTCCCTTGCGTCATTGACTGAAAAATCATTCGCCTGTAAGGTCAAAATATAGTTGAACAGGGCTTGATTTCTCCCGTCCCCGGCATCCATATCAACAAATTCCATTTTTGACTTGATAGGAAAAAGCCAGCGGGGAAGGGGTTGGGCTTCCTCATTTTCTGCGGTGTCGTATAAAACTTCCCTCTGCTTGCCGTCATATTTCAGAACTTCATAGGAATTTCTTGTACCAAGCTTAATATCAGCAATCAACCCTATTGCCGTTCTGCGATCCGGCTTACCTGTCACATTGGAAGTAACGCCGCTGTTTTTGAACAGGAAGTGTTTTCCTCGTGTGGTTTTATACACCCGGCAACACAATTTCAATTCTTGAACAATGTTAAACAGAATTTCCGATTCCTCAAAATTATCAATATCAATCAAAATCGTTTCTGCTGCCAAAATCCCGGCATACTCCGGCAATGACTGAACCTGTTCAAAGGTCTTGAAATCCGTCCTGCCCTTGAATTTCTCAATACATTTTTTATTTTTGGTTTTCACATAACCTTTGAAGAACAATTCCAATCACCACCTTACACCTTTTTTAGATATTCCAAATGTTCCAAGTATTGTTTCTTTTCCTGCTGGTGCTTCTTTGCCTGCCGCAAATAGTCCTTTTCCCATTCACGGTAATCTTTTAACCGCTCTTTTTCGGTTTTCAATTCTTCTTTTGTCAGCGGAACACCATTAGGGCGTTTTTTACTCTGCACCATTCGTCCGGTATCTGCCACCCGCTGCTTAAAATCCATGTACTTTTTCCCGCAACGCTGAAATTCAGCTTCACTTTCCGGGATTTTTTCTTGAAAGTAAACTTTCAATTTTTCAATCAATTCATCTGAATGTTGCCAGTCAAGGCGAATGATTTTGATAAGCTTTTTCAACCTTGCCTGACTGGTAGGAAAGAAGTTTTCTAAATGGATCACCATTCTTCCCGTTTCCCACTTAATATGTAAATCGTCCATCACATCACCCCAAAATCTGATAATCTTTTTCTTGCAAAGCTGATATACCATTCCCGATCCAGCTTGTCAGGAACGGAAACACCCTTCACATCATCATTCCAAATGAAGCAATGTTCAGGGGAATTCTGTAATTTTGCCGCCCGCTTTGTTGTGGCGTGAACTTTCTTTACACCCGGATCAGAATTTGACTTTGAAGCAAATATCCTGATACACTTTTCTTTTATCGGCTTATCGCCGTATAGAATGTGGGTGTACTTGCTGCTAATCCTTGATACAAGCTGAAACTCCCGCAAATCGTCACATTCATTCACCGTTTTTTCAACCGGAATACCTTTTATCATATAATCCACCAACGCCCGGTTGATAATCGGCAAATCATAACTAAGGTCATTCAGCTTCATCACATAGCCGCCCTTTGACTTTACCGCACCCGTTTCACGGTCAACCAAAAGATAATTGTTTACGTCCTTTTGGTATATATCGCCTATGAAGGTGTCAAAATCCATCTTCATTCCTGTACGCTGCTCCCACTCATAGACAATATCATCCAGCTTATCAAAATCCCGGTCATAATCCTTGATTTTTACAATGATACCATCTGTGTTATTTTGGATAAGTTCACAATACGGTTCAATGTGTTCAACCAAATCCAGTAATAAAAGCTGTCCATTTATGCAAATGCTATTGTTACTCATGGGATCATACAGGGAAGATTGCTTTTGCTTCATCTGCCCTGAAATGGCGTTGTCCATGATCTTGAATGGCTGCCTTGCTTTTTTGTCACCCTTCCGCTTGAATTCAATATTTGAATCGTGGATGAACTCAAAGTTTTCAGGGTGGTTCATAACCCGATACCCAAAGTGATATTTCTTTTGCAAAGAAGGGTAGTAGGCAGTCACATCAATAATCAGGAAAATGCCGGAAGATGAATATTTTGCCTTTGCCCCGTGTCCACCACCCCAAGAAAACGTGTGTTCCACCCCGGCAACCATCACTTTATCCTGCTTCCGGGTGTAATCGTGGTTTTCCGGCTGCCTGTACCAATCGGCAATGAAGCGATATTTTTTCAGGTCAAGGCAATCCAAAATTGGGAAATCAAATTCATCGTGAAAATCCTGCCCCTTCCTGTTACCGCCCAAGATTTCAGCCGCAAGCTGCGCTTTCGTCTTTGAAATAAAATCAATCGGAAGATTGAAGTGCTTAATGAAATACATCATGGTATTAAATTCTTCCGTTCGCTTCAAGAATACCTGAACCGTATTGGAAACATCATGCTTGCAGTATTTCACGGTTTCGGCAATTTCTTCTTCCGTTAGCTTTCTATCTATGTCAAAGGGAACGGAACTTTCCTTAATGTCATTCCCCATAAACCCTTCAAAGGATTTCAAGCCCCTGTCTGTCCCAAGCATTACATCATAGTTCAGAAGGGGGAACTGCTTGAATAGGCTGCTATACTTCCAACCGGGATTTCCCCGCACAATGATATAATCGTTTACCTTCTTTGGATCGAACCCACAAAGGATTGCTTTCAATATATATTGATCGTAGTGACGGCTGTTAAATCCACACCATATTTCCTTTATATTTGCCTTATATAAGGCTTCAAGTTCTTCCGGGGAATTGATTATCACATGGGTTTTCCGGGTAGTCATATCCATAACCACAACAAGCCAATCATACTTGAAAACCTCAAAATCATAGAAAAGCATTTCTTCACTCCTTCCTAAAAGGGATATACCGGGCGGGGATTTCTCCCCGCCACGGCTTCCCGCTGCTTAATCTTCCAGAACGTAAACTTCCTTGATTTCAAACTCGTTGTAACCCTTACTGTTCTCCCGGTAATCAAGGGAATATTCAAAGTTGTTGTCGATGGCTTCCATTACATCCATCAGCATATTTCCATACTGGTTGTAGGTCTTAAATTCTACATCAATCGGATCAGCCATTTCAGAAATCAGAGAACGCACAAACTCATTGACAATGTGAATCTGAAATCCCTGTGTAACTACCTGATTCATAAAGATCAGGCTGCCTTTGTATTCACCTTCAACAATCTTCATCCAGCAAGTAACCATCGGATCGCCCTTCTTGCTTTTTGTCAGCTCCAGCTTCTGAACGGCGATTTCATAGGTATCATGGGGAACATCACCCCGCCCCCCGTTTTCCGCTGCATCAGCAACATCCTTTGCAAGCCCTTCCGTATCAATCGCCTTATCAAATTCATCCCAAATATTAGCCATGATTATTTACCTTCCTTTTCTTATAATTTTGCGTACAAATTGCCTTTTGTCAGTTCAAATGCCTGTGCTTCCGAAAATCCTTCTTTCAGATAAGCAACATACAGTTCCTTTGCGACCTTTGCAGACTTAGCCGCCCTTGCTGCCGTGTCAACCTCTTTCGGTTTCGGAACTTCCTGCGGCTTCTCAAACGGGTTGCGACTGTTTCCGCTCATCTGACTGCGAATTGCGCTTTTCACAATCGCATCCATTACTTCATCGGGTAAACCAAAAGGATTCATCATAGTTAAGTACCTACCTTTCTTTAATCTCTTGCCTTACGCTTACGGCGGGGCTTTTCTTCCTGCGCCGGGGTTTCAGGTGCTTCCGGGGGATTCATATTTCCTTTGAGCGGATCGGAATCATCCACTTCACCGCCGCCCGGTGTCCATGTTCCAGCTTCATCAAACGGCGGCTTATCGTCTGCGCTTTCCTGCGGCTCATTTACAGGCGTTTCCTGTTCAGGGGTATCATTTTGCTTTCTGTTCCTCTTTGGGGCTGTCCTGCGACTTATCTGCGCTTGCTGCGGGGGCTTCCTCTGTCTTTTTCCTTCTTGCGGCTCTATTTGTGGTTTCCGCTGCGGGAACAACACCGGAAGCAGCGTTCTTATTGGCTTCATCGTAAACCGCAAACAGGGCGTTCACATCAAGGGGAATATCCTTTGCAGTAACTCTAAGCCGCCCGCCGCCGAAAATAACTTCATTCGACTTGAAGGAAAATGTGCGGGTGTCGCCGTCTGCCACAATACGGGCAACCACATCAACCATGCCGGCAACCTTGTTTGCCACCTTATCCTGCAAATTCGGCTTAATGGCTGTGATCTTATCGCCGCCCTTTTTGGTAATATCCTTGCTGGCGTCCTCATGGGAAATCAGAATGATATTTTCATAGTCAAGGTTCATAAGGCGTTTCAGGGTATTCAGGAATTCACCCCTTACCTTGTCCCATGCCCGGAAAGAATCGTCCGATTCATGGGTGATCCCCATCTGCTGATACATATACAGGCGGCAATGCTCATACAAATCTTCCAGAAGGTCAACCACAATCGTTTTGAAAGTGTTTTCCTTCTTTTCCAGTTCGGAAATCGTGTCCTTAAACACATCCCAAGCAAGCGTTCTTTTCGTCTGCCTACCCTCAACCTTCACTTCATCCCTGATACGGACAAAAGGTGCATCAACGAACTTGATATTACCATCCGTGTTCAGCATAAGCGGATCGGGAAAGCTGTTTGCAAAGGTGGTTTTTCCGCAAAACGGAACACCATAAATCCAAAGCACACGCTTCTTGACTTCCTCAAGGTTTCTTCTTTTGTTTTCGGGCAACTTAATCATGTAATCCCATCCTTTCATACAATAATCTTGAAATTCACAAAAGCGGCAAAGATAGCTTTTGTTTGCCTGCGGGAACTCTGTTTCCTCATTCACCGCTTTTATTCCAAACAGGAAATCAATCACCTTTTGGGGATTGAACCCAATTTGAACAATTTTCACTTCAACCTTTGACAGTTCATCTTTCAGGCGTTGCCTGAATTCCACTAAGGTTTCAGTTTTCTTCTGCTTGATAGATACCTTTGGGACAAACACAAGGTACATATCACGAATTTTCTTTCCGGGGTTGTCCCGCTCAAAGAAATATTTGTACAGGTGAAGTTGGTTGGACTGCTTATAGCCGGAAACATTGTTTGAATACTTGAAATCGTAAATATCGAATATATCAACGCTTTCCCCATACGGGTTTGTATAAGCATCCTTTGGCATCCACCCCATAGGGACAAGGTAATCAATGAATCCGTGGAAATCATCGTCCTTGATCTCAATCTCAAATTTTCCACCTTTAGGAATTGCCGACCTTGCAAGCGGGATCACCGTTTCAAGCTTCATCATTTCATGGATATGTTCATCTGTGATAATAGGGAAGCTGAAAGCGTATTCGTGAAGTGCTTCTTCAAGGCTGCGTTCAATGCCTGTATGTAAGGCTGTTCCCAAAATCAAGGGGTTGTCTGCTTCCGCTGGTGTGTCGGCGGTTATCCCGTCCAAATATCGCATTTTGTACTTGAATTTGCATTTTTCAAAGCAATCAACGCTGGAATGTGAGTACCGCAATTTATCACCCCTTTCAAAAGTTCTTTGAATTGTTCAAACCCTTCCGGGTAAAGGAAAACCCCAACGCCCCCGGAATGATTGATCCGGCTGATATTCAGTTTTTGCAGTTCGGAAGGTCTACCGTTGGAAGCCTTGATTTCAACCGCTACCGTAACCCCGTTCACACAACATATAAGGTCAGGTATGCCGGACTTCTGAAAACCACCGCCCCAAATTTTGGTGTACCATCCAGCCATAGGGGCTTTCATTCTGTCCGTAGGAAATCCAGCCGGATAAATCCCAACGGAATGAAAGTATTTCTTGATACGCCCCTCGAAAAGTTTTTCTTCTGCCACTTAATCACCCCTTTACCGTGATTTTCACGGAAGCGGAAACTTTAGAAGTTTTGGAATACTTAGCTGCCACATCCGGCATATCCTTTTTCAGCTTTGCGCTGTCAATGGTGGTTCGGGTTGTTGGGGCAACATAGGTGAACTTGATTTCCTCTGTCTCAAAGGTTTTCACCCCGTATTTCTCCATTGCCGCCTGTAACTGCTGCCGCATGGCTTTTTCCTGATCCTCAATCGCCTTTTTCTGCAAAGTCAGGTTGGCAATCGCCTTGATAACCCCCGCCGCTTCCTGTTTCATCGTCACAAGGGCATTTTCATCATTGAACCTATCTTCACATTCGGAAGCCCTTTCCGGTTCATCCTCATAGTAGTTGCAAGCGTTGACACAACCTTCACGCTGTTCACATTCATAGCAGCAAATTTCTTTGCCACAATCGGGCTTTTCGCCGCCCATAATCTGTTTACACTTAATCACTTTCAGCACTCCCTTCAATCGCCGCCCACCCTAAAATTTGGCGGTATGTTTCCTGCTTTTGCAGCACATCTTTTGAATAGTTACTTTCAAATATCCCTTGTTCCCATAGCTTAGAAGCACCATTTTCACCCATGTTGTAAGCCATCAGGACTTTTGAAGTAGAATCGTACTTTTCAAACAACCCACGAAGGATAAACAATCCGGCTTTGATATTCTCATAGGGATCAATGAAATTCGTGATACCAAGTTCTTCTGTAAGCCATTCATGGTTGCAAGCGTTGATCTGCATCAGTCCATAATCATTTGTTGAACTGATACCATCCGGCATAAAAGCACTTTCCTTTGAAATAATCGCAAGAACAAGGGTATAATCAATGTCATAGGCTGCGGATAGGTAATAGGTGAATTCTTGCAAATCTTCCCCAAAGGTGACGGGAATCTCCGTGGTAAACACAAAATCATTTTCCAGTTCGTAGGATTCAGGGAATCCACCTTCATAGATTTTTCCGTCCGGCGCACCGTAGATAAGCACATCAGGGGAAGCTTCTTCCGGCTCTATGTCAGCCGCCCCACTTTTGGGGATAAGAACGCCAACCCCCAAGCCTATCAGGGAAAAGACGGCTGCCACAATCAGCCATGAAATCACGATCCTTCTACCTATCGAAGCTTTCTTGATACTTCTTGAATAATTCATCGGTATAATCCTTTCTAAGTTCCAAAGTGTGAAGAATATCTTCTTCAACCGTACCGGGGCAAATCATTTGATAGTAGAAGCAAGGCTTTTTCTGCCCTATGCGGTGAATACGCTTTTTGGACTGTTCAAACAGTTCACTTCTATCTGTCATGGAAAAGTAAATGATCCTGTTTGCCTTTTGTAAATTCAGTCCCATAGCCCCGGCTTGATACTGAACGAATGTAATTGAATCGCTTGCTTCTTCATAGGCGATCAAATCCTTAAAGCTGCCGTTCACAATAGAAACAGGTCTTTCCAGTTCGGCAATCGCTTCCTGCATTGTGTTCAATTCTTCATTGAAATTGTAGAACACAATCAACCGTTCTTCCGTGGACTGCACCAAATCCTTAAAGGCTGCCACCCGTCCTTTATTCAAATAGCTGCACATCATCCGGGCATATATCCGCTTTGAAAGAATGGTGTCCCCGATAAATTCCCGCCCATCAATGGTAATAACTGCATCCCGCATGAATTTTCTGTATTCCTTTGTTGGTTTGGAATACACCGGGATAATCACCTGTTCAGGAAGGTCAAAGACTTCTTCCGACTTCATAAAAATTGCCCCGTGTTCAGCCAGCTTCCGTTTCAGGCGGTCAACATTCTTATAACCCACAATTTGGGGAATCCTGAATCCGCTGTTGTGATCCTCGATCCACTCGATTTCAACATACTGCTTATAGAACAGGTCTTTGCTGATTTCCCACCCCAATAGGTGAAGCTGCGACCAAAGTTTTTCATACTTCCCGGCGGTTGGTGTGCCGGAAAGAAGGATCACATTTTTAGGCTTCATTTTCAGGATAAATTTTGACCGTTTGGCGGTTTCGTTTTGGATAATGGAACTTTCATCAAGGACAAGAGTAAAACCGCTTATATGGGCAAAATATGGACGCCTGAACACTAAATCGTAGTTAATCACTCCTACAAATCTTCCGACTGTACCTTGAAATTCTTCAAACTGTTTTTTGTCCGTCAGGTCAAACACCCCCATAGAGTAATACTGCCGGAAATGTTCAACCCAATCTTGAATCTTTGACTTTTGACAAATCAGAATGATATTTTCAGGAAATGAATTCGCCTTTTCGCTGCCTACAAAGGTTTTCCCTAATCCCATATCAAGGTAATAGGCAACCCGGTTGAATTTCTCTGTTTCCTGTAAGGCTCTTTGTTGGTGGGGGAATAGCTGCATATCAGCACCCCCTTATTCCATGTCAACATCAACCCCGGTGATCTCTTTGAAGATTTCCTTGTCAAAGTTCGGAATTGCCTTGATAATGGATTTTTCATAGTCATTAAGCCCACGCCACCAAATAGAACCACATTCGGAATTGTCAAGCTGTTTCAGATAACCACCTGTGACTTTGGCTTCCGGGTGCGCTGTCTTTTCTTCATCCGTCATATCCTCGAACCACACATATTCAAGAACATCACCCGGAATCTGATTCAGAAGATAACGGGCATCGCTATTCAGCCAATCCCTATAAGTCCAGTCAGACGGCTTATTGAACAGATATATTTTCGGTTCAGCCGTATTAAAGCACCCGTTGGAAAAGCTGCACTTGTTCCAATCGCCGCTGTTCCAATCGCCGCTGTTCCGGTTGCCGCTGTTCCGGTTGCCGCTGTTCCAATCGCCGCTGTTCCAATTGCCGCTGTTCCAATCGCCGCTGTTCCGGTTGCCGCTGTTCCAATCGCCGCTGTTGCAAAGTCCGGTGCAACCCTTTCCCGTATTCACAATTTCAAGAACTTCCTGCCAACTGATTTCACGAACAATTTCAAGGTAATTTGTGGCGCATTTGTCGCCATCCTCAACGGTTCGATCAGCGTAGGCAATCACTTCCGCAACCTTGTTTTCCGGGTTGAAGCTGTAATAATTGAAGCAGTCAGCCGCTTTCTTACAGAAGTGCATCCCTCTATCACATACGGAAGGGGTAACATCTTCTTCAAATGCACCTGGGCAAGTGTACTGTTTATCTCTGCAAGTCCAATCAGGATTGAACACTTTGAATCCTCTGATAACTCCTGTTTCACCCATTCGCTTAACCCTCACTTTCTAACTTCAAAGGAACTTTAATCCCTGTATATTCTGTAAACTTGACGGAAGAAATAAAGTAACTCCAATTCGTAAGCTTCACGGCATACCCCCACGGGAACACGCCATCACGCAAACCCTGTTTCACCCATTCTTTGGACTTCCCCATCAACTTAGCTGCCAATGTAACCGGAAGATTGAAAACACCGTCATGCTGAACCGTTGCAGCGGCTTCAAAGTAATCTTCCTGAACGCCTAACTTCCGGGCAATTTCCTTCTTCCTGTCTTTGGAAGGTTCATTCTTACCGGAAAGATACTGACTGATCGAAGATTTCCCGATCCCGGTAAGGTCTGAAAGTTTGGACTGTGATAAATCCAGTTCGCCCATAAGGACTTTCAATTTTTCTGCAAAACTCATTTTCACTTCATCCTTTCTTTTAATCCTGAATCATCGGGCTTTTGTTGTACTGCTCTTTAACCCTGATACGATACTTGCCGCCTGCTTCCTCACGGGAAACAATGACAAAATCGGTCTTTTTATTTCTCAACCCCTCAATGTAAGCTGCCGCTTCTTCCGGGATATCAAAATCAAGAATTCGTTCAATACACGTCGCAATCACTTTCTTCATCCTGTTCACCGCCTTTCTTGTGGATTATAATTTCACATCAAGGGTAAAAAAAAATCTTATCCCTTTCTTCATCAGTCAGGTTCAAAAGTTCTTTTAACCCCTGAATTTCAGAAGCCTTGAATTCGGATTCATTGTTGATCTTTTTCAAGAACCCCTGATAAGTGATCCCAATCTTTTTTGCCACAAACCTAAGTTTGTAGCCGGATTCATCAATCTTTTCCCTTAACAGTGCGGTATTCGTCATTATAAAACCACTTCCTTTCACTTGAATCTGTACGGCACTTATACAGGGGACTTACAGTGTTACCCCTTGCGGTTGACTAAGCCGCTGCCGGATAGATTCAGTTTTCAAAGTACCGTTGACCTGCCATCATCAGACACGGACGGTCATTTCCGTGTGACCGGGCTTCCCCGGTTTCGGCTGTATTAGTGAAAAGCTCCGCCTTGCGTCAACTCATAATCGGAAGCATCCTTTTCGGAAAGGGGCTTTTCATAGTCGATATACCCCCAAGCCTGTTTCCAAATTTCACCCACATAGGTTTTAGCGGGAAAATTTACAATCCGTTCAATCGTGTTCCCTTCCGGTTTGGGGAAGCTTCCCGGTGCAATCGGGCGTTGTGTGCTGTAATATCTCATATCTTCACACCCCCAATCAATATTTCAAGGTGTAAGCTGGAACACCATCAACCGAAGTAAAGTGATACCATCTTGTTTTTCCGTCCTTGCAAAAGCCCATATTTTCCACTTCATAGCAAGCCATTATACCCCAATCGTTAGGATAATCATATCTTTCACGGGCATCTTTCAAGGCTTTCCATAACGGAATGAATATTCTTTTCATATCTATCATCCTTTCCGGGAAGCGGGTTTTACTCCGCTTCCTCAAACTCTACATCACAATCACCGCATATCACATGAACTTCTTTGGTTGCTCTAATAATGCAGCCGCACATGGGGCAAACATATTTGCGGGTAGATTGTTTGGTTTTGGAAGAACCGCCCATCTTGAAAGAAGGTTTTCTGAAAAGCTGGAACTTCTTATCTTGAAGCCTTTCAACAAAGGCTTTTGCTTCATCATTTAGGCTTGTTTTTGTCCAACCATACTTTGAATCCTTGTCAACGGTCAACCCATGCTGTTCAGCGGCTTCCTTGTATTTCTTATTGTGGTAAGTCTCGCTGCGGCTTGTGTCCTGAACCCCAATTTGCAGATTGTACAGGTGAACTATTTCATGCAATAGGGTTTCGCAAATCTGTTCAAAGGGACGGGCAAGGTATTCAGCGCAAATATTGATTTCATAGAACCCTTCTGATTTTGCCGCTTCAATTTCTTCCGGCTTCATATCAGAAATCTTTTTCGGCTCTTGATTGCTCCAAGCTTTCCAAGCGGTACACCATCCGTAAGCGCCCTTTGTTGTGTCGGGGCTTACTGTGATAATCGCCTTTTGAAGTTCCCCACCGTAGAACTTTTCATTGAATTTTGAAAATAAATTTTCAAGTTTATCAATTACAGGCTTCAAACTCGTTTCACTCATGGATCACACCGCCTTTCTTACTCTGCAATATCATTAAAGGATAAGCACCTTGTTATAAGATCAATTTCAATCTGTCCGAACTGTGCGTTCTTCAAAGCCTGCACCACTTTATCAAGGCTGATAGGAAAATCTTTTGTTACATCCTTGATTGCGATAACCTCACCATTCCCCTCAACATACTTCCTTGCTGCCTTTTCATTGGCTGCGGGGATAGCATCTTTGAAGCAATCCCTTCCATCATCCATATACACCATGTACTTTTTCATAAAATCACTTCATCCTTCCTACCGTTGCAGCGGCTTTGTTTTTGTGAATTTTCTTTCCACATTCATATAATAGCAGTCTGTGGAAAGAATGTCAATACTTTTTTTGAAAAAAATTAAAAAAAGTTGATTTCCTATGCTATACTACTTATTAGAAAGGCGGTGGTGATATGGATTCAACCGAAAAGGCTAAATTTCTTGAAGCCTTTGGAAGCCGGGTGAAAAAATACCGTATCGAAAAAGAGCTTTCCCAAGAAGCATTGGCAAATTTAATTGGGTACACCTCTGACAATGCAAGATCATCTATCAATAAGATAGAAGCCGGGAAAAGTGATCTTCCAGCTTCCAAAATTCGTTTGCTTGCTCAAGCGTTGGGCGTTCCCATAGGAAGTCTTATGGGGTGGTATGATGAATTTGATAAAAAATACGATACGCAAAAAATTCAAAAGGAAATAAACCTGATTGAACAGATTGAACAGCAACACGGAAAAACAGCCAGTGAAGCGTTTGGAATGTATGTCCAACTTGATTCAGACGATCAAGGGGAAATCCGGGGTGAGATGAAGCAAATGCTGAAAGCAGAAAAATATTCTGCAAAAGACGGATCATCAAGCGGGAAGGCAATTTGATATTTGTGGATTTTAACCCAAGATAAAAGTCAACTTTAAGTCAAGATAAAAGTCAACTTAGTTTCTTGATAAGATCAAGAAAAGTCAAGTAATTCAACTTGTTTTTGAGTTTTAAGAAGAAGTGGTTTTTTATAATCTTCATTTTTCATATTTTCAAAAGAAATAATATAAGAGAAATAGACAAGTTGAACTTGACTTGTTGACTTTTGAAATTTACTTTTCAAGAAAGGATTGATAACATGAGTGCAAAAAACAGGGTGCTATCAGGTGATTATGCCGGAAAACAAATTTTAGGTGGTGGGGTTTCACAAGCTGGAATATCCATAGGATTTGTTAAGCAACTTTACTTAAATAAAACTACCGTTGAAAGCTATGAAGTCATAAATAATGAAAATCAAAAAAGTATGGCTTCCGGTGTTGCTCGTGGTATTGTAGGTGGTGCTTTATTGGGCGGGGTTGGTGCAATCGCCGGGGCAAATAAGGTGTGTATTGATAGACTTATGGGGCATAAGTCGAAGGGTACGGGCGAACGGGTGTACACTCATAAAAATATAGAAGAACTGCGAACGAACATTGAACTAATAACGAATTAGTAACAAAAAAGGCGGGAAGCCCTGTAAAATCAAGGCTTCCCGCTTATTCTGTGGATATTATACCATAATTGACCGCCCATTTGAAGCCCTGAAAATACCGATAAATTCAAGGTTGTTCAATATATAAGGCTATGCAAAACTTATATAAAATCGGGCGGTTAGTAACAAAATAGTAACAGATTTTCAGGCTTTATACAAGCTGATTCACCCTTGCCTGTACAGCGTCATAATCATGGCCTGCCGCCGTCAGCCTGTTCTTTCTGTCCTGCCCGTTGCCCCAATCACCCCGGATCACTTCACGGGCAATTTCATCAACGGATTTCTTTGCCGGGGTGGAAGAAACAGCTTGTCCCTGTTCCGTAGTGATAAAGGCATCGAAGCCCGCCGCTTTGACTTTGGCAAGCATATTTTCAGCGTTGGCTTTTACGCTGTAAGCCCCAACCTGAATTTTGTAGTAGCCGCCAGCCTGTACCATGTAAGTATCAAATCCGGCTGCCTTGATTTTTTCAAGCTGTCTGTCAGCGTTTTCTTTGTTCTTGAAAGCCCCAGCCTGCACCCGGTACAGCGTCCCATCCGTGGAAGGGGTGGAAGCACCGCCGCCAAGCTGAGCCGTTACCTTTGCGGCAAGATCACCAAGGCGGGAATACAGCCAATCGCCGGGGCAAGCTTTGTTGGCAAACCACCTGTGAACGGTAAGCACCATTTCACCCGCTTTCGGCTCATAAGCAAGGGTTTTATCCTTGTCGCCAAACCAAAGCAGCTTGCTTTTTCCGTTGCGGCGGCAAATATCCACGCAAAGTTTGATAAGCGACTGATAAACCGCATCCGTCATAGCGTAGGGGTGTTCCTTGTCGGATGCACATTCAATCGTAACTGCCCGCTGATCGTTGGCATTGCTGGAAGAACACCAAGAACGGTTTCCCTCGTCCACACAAAGGGAAATCTGCCCATCTTTGCCAATACCATAGTTACAGCTTGCCTCACGGTCAGGGCTTGTAAAACAGCCACAAATACTTGCAGCGGAAAGCTGCCCTACCACACAATGCGGGGTGATGCGGTCAATGGCGTGTGTGCGCTTCCCCGAATGGTTCGGGGAAAGCAGCGTATAAGATACTAAGCTTGAATTACTCATTTTACATCATCCTTTCTTTTTCGGTTCGGTATAAGTCATAGCCTGTTTACTGTCCCCCGTTCCTGCGGTTGTCGGATCAACCACAATACCAAGAATGGTAAGGACGGCGAACAGCGCATTTACGACATCAAGCAGCTTGTTCCCAAGATCGCCCAAATCCAGCGTGAAGCCGAAAACAGCCGCCACAACCTGAATCAGAAGCAGAATCGCCGGGATAAGTGCAACCCAAAACGCCTTGTTCTTAAATCTCACAATCCAGTTAATGTTGTTCATAAATTTCACCCTTTCTTTTTCAAATGTAATTCGTCAATTTCTTCCTTCATTTTGGTAATCATGCCATTCCCGCCTAATTCGTGATATGCTTCATACATTTCACAAAAATTTTCGTAGGCGTAAGAAGGAATCGAACCTAAAACTGTGTACTTATCGTGATATTCGATAAGCTGAACCCTAAGCAAAAGCATTGTGCCTTTGCTGTTTGCGTCCCTGTCTTTCTTCTGCTTTTTCAGAAGCCAAACAATGTACCCCATCAAAGCAGTTAAGACAATGGGAAGGGCGATGGAATAGGTTTCCATCAGAATTTTTTCCATCGGGTATCACCGCCTTTCTATAACTCAAAAACCCTTATACAGGGCTTCATATAAGCCCCATATAAGGGTTTTAAGCTATCGCTTGAATATTTTACTGTTCGTACACTTCCCACCCGTAAACGCCCGGTCCCCACACGTTCCCGTCAACCGTGGAAATCCAAAGCTGATCTTTGTGGGAAACAACGTCCCCGGTACTGTAAGCGTCATGCGCTCCAAGGGGTTGTGTCCAAATTGGGGTGCCTGTATCGGTGAACCCGACTGCCTTATATAAAGCGGGTACAATATCAGGTGTATTCTGTGCTTCCGAAGTGTGCGCCTGAACAACCCTGTAAAGCTGCGTTTCTCCATCGCTGTTCACGCCGTACTTGAACATTTCACCCACGGCGTAAGCTTTCGGGTACTGCCATTCAGGGTATAAGTCAGCAACTTCCATTGCCTTGTCATCGTCAAGTTCGACTGCCTGAACCTGCATCTGCATGAATCGGTTCATCTGCTTTGCCAGTAAAATTTTGTCTGCCATTATTCATTCACCCCCAACATCGTATTTACCAAAGAATTCAATTCCTGATTCATTGCTGCCTGCTGCAAAATGAATTCATCTTTGGTGTACTGAACCATGTTGAATTCAAAACCCTTGAATTCGTTTTCTTCACCCACATTTTCAGAAACTTCCTGAATGTTGGTGTGCTGCCAAACGCTGAAATCATCAATCACAATGCTTTCGGGCTTGACAGTGCTTCTTACTTTTCCGTAATCAACCATTGTTACGCCGCCTTTCTTTTAGATTTTATGACTTCCAAATAATACCTATCGGCATCCGGCTGGATCGGTGCAAGATACTTTTTCTGTAAGCGGTAACTATCGCAATGCTTTAACCACCCCTTATAAGAATTCACGGAACACCATTCAGAATAATTCATCATCTGCCCGGTTTCCGTCTTTTTCCTGATTGCAACCATCTTTGCTTTGAATTTCTTGCAGCTTGATTTTCTCAAAAGCGTGTAATTCAAAAATGTTCGATACCCCACAAAATCTACACCCCGCACATAAGAAGGAAATACTTGCCAATTCCCCTTGATAGTCAGTTTCAAATTCTGCCGGAAATAAGCATCAATTTCTTCCTTCAATCGGTGAAGTTCTGCTTTGTCAGCACCGAAGATCACAATATCATCCATATACCGGAAATAGTGTTTCACCCGCTTTTCTTCCTTGATCCAGTGATCGAACCCCGAAAGATAGAAGTTACCGCAATATTGGGAAAGGTAATTTCCTATCGGTATGCCTGTTTCAGAATCAATATCTTCATCAAGCAGCCAAATATCACGCATATCTTCAATTTTAGCGGTGCAAATGCTATCTATGATTTCATCCAACAACCAAAGCAATTCAGCATCTTTGAACAATCTCCTAAACTTCTGTTTCAAAATATCGTGATTGATAGAAGGGTAAAACTTTCTTACATCAAGCTTCAAACAATACTGACAGCCGGGAACGTCCTTTTGCATAGCGTCCCTTACGTCATTTAACGCTGCGTGAATTCCACGGTCAGGGATTGCTGAATAGGTGTTCTTTGTCATATACCGCAATAGATACGGTTCAATGACTTGCAGAATCGCCCATTGACAAATACGATCCGGGAAGTAAGGCAATTTGAAAATTTCCCGTTCCTTTCCGTTTTCCCGCTTGATAAATTTTTCATATTTGGAAGTTTGGTAGGTGTGATTGATAAGCATTTCTTGAAGCCGTGTCAAATAACCGTCAACGTCTGCTTCAACCTCTTTTACTTCCTCATACCAGCCTTTCCCCTTCTTTGCGTTTTGGTGGGCTTTGCGTAGGTTATCCATCGAACAAATCTGTTCATATAGATTTCCATATCGCTTCATTTGTCGAATGTTCCTTTTGTATGCACATTAAGCCGAATCTTCAACCTTTGAAAATAAACTTTCAAAGTCTACCAATACAGCCCAATTTTATTTTTAACTTCCCCCTTTCGGGGGCTGTCTGTTCCGCCAAGCGGCGGGGCGATTCAGGAATACAGAGATTTATTTGAAACAGCCTATGGGGTAGTAAATCGCTACCCCATAGGCTGAATCGTGCATTTACTAACTGCCTGCTGATATTCCGATTGCGATTAGAAGAAGCATTATTCAGATTCCAATAGAAGCTGCTGCATTTAGAACCATTATTCCATTTACTGCCTAATTTAGCCACCTGCTATATGGTTTCTTTTTTCTGCTTTCTCCCCTATATCGGTGAGTAAACAACAAAACTCCCTGAATCCCCCATATTTTCAATTTTTCAATAATTATTGAACGGTTTTAGGCTGCCTGCGGTACATACACCAACCGCCCGCCGACACCCCGACCGCGACTAGAAGAAGCATAAGCCAGACCCCAACAGAAGCCGCCGCACCTAGAACCATAATCCCACCTACCGCCCAATAGAGCCACCCGCCAGCCTGAATAACGATTCCAAAAGTAATCGCCAACGGGAAGGGAAGAATTGCCGGAAACTTCACCTGTAATGAACATCCAATCAAATTCTTCCGAATAGCAGAAAGCGGAAATGTACCCTTCCCCATAGCAAGGATGAAGGTTGGTGTTTTCATAGGGACTTGCACCGGAATTATCCACAAAACCATGATCCGAAACAAACAAATCACCGTATTCACCGCTAAAATCTTCCGTATTTGTCCAATCGGAAGGGTTCTGTTCGTTCATACCGTCAACCCAAGTCCAAATATTACCCCAAAGATTTTCTTCACCACGATAGGAAACAATGTTAAAGCCCCCATCATTTGTAACAGAACCGGAAGCATTACCAAGGGTAACAGTTGCTCCGGTGTTCTCTGCCATATTATTGGTTGCATCGTCCGTTTTACCGCTTACACCACTTCCGATTTTGGACTGCATATCAAAAGACGCATATTCAATCAGCATCAGAATTTGAGAAGCCCCAACGGTTGCGGCATAAGACTGTTCCCAACCCGCACCACGATTCCGGGCAATAATACGGGCATTTCCCCTTGTAAGGTTCTGTGTCTTTCCGGACATAGGCTTTGCATTAGCAATGCTGGACAACTTATCACCTGTACCAACTGCACTTGTGAAAGAAGCTACCTGTGCATCATCCAAAATGTAAGCCCCTCCCGTTCCTGCGGAAGCGTCCCAAAGGCAACCTTCAAAGGCTGCAAGATAAATCTTTTCAAGCTGTCTGCCATTGGAAACGAATGCCGGGTGAAGCTTGAATCCTGCCTTTGCAACGGGGGAAACATAATAGCGTACTTTCCGGGTGATCTGTCCCTTTGCGGTATTCTCCACAAGCAGCGGAACAACCTTGTAATAAAACTTTGGCTGTTCAACCATCGTCTGAACAATCGTACCGCTTGCAAACTGCAAGGAAGTATCAGGTTCTTCCACATCTTCCGGGTTGCGGTCAACTGCCTGTGTAAGCTTGCCCGTGGTGGAAAATCCCGCTTCACCGTAGTAGGCGGCAACTCTGCCATCGTCCGTCACATTGCAGCGTTTACGCCCACCAAAACAAGGAATATCGTCAAACCCTTCTCCCGGTGTGCGGTTCACGGCTGCCGCAAGGCGGGTGAACTTTTTGTTTACAAAATCCACTTCCACACCGAAAATATCATCATCGGTATAGCCCACAAACGCCTGCAAATCGGAAATCTGCTTCTGCAATTCCTGAATATCTCCGATTGTGGCAACTGCCGCCTGATCCACTTCAAGGGAAACGCTGTCAGCATTGCCAACCGTAGTTACAAGCTGAACATAAGCACCCGACACGGTAACGCCGTTATATGGCGGCATATAGCAGTTGCCGGAAGTTTCGATTGTAACAGCGTACAGGATTTCCCCTTCATCGGGATCAACGGCATATAAGCCCAAAGTACGCATATAATAACCCGCTGTCAAATCCGTATTGGTGAACGCCGCTTCAACCTTGATTGCAACATCGTTTGTCCGGGTGACTTTGGAAATAAGGGAAGTCTGCTTCACACCCGTTAAGGCGGTCAGTGCTTCAAGCTGCGAAAGCTGATACTGTGTGCTTGAAGTGCTGATTTTGGTGAAGTCAATGTTTCCTTCCCCGGCAATCATCTTTGCAATCAAAGCCTGCCCTTTGTTGGTAATAACCAACTTTGAAAATTCTGCCATGTCATTTCATCCTTTCTATTCTTCATGGTTTATCCCAATGATTTCAGTAACAACCGCACCTGAACCAAGTGAATTTGTTCCGTCTATGTTGAACTGTTCATTGAAATCATTTGTGATTGTCACGCTTACCGCATTTACAATACCGCCGCCGTGACTTGCCGAACCGTTTGCCGTTATGGTTTCCTTGCTGTCATTGGTAATAAAATAAGCGGCTGCGCCACTAAGCGCACCGCCTACATTCGCTTTACCTGTGATTGTGTGTTCTGTCTGTTCGTCATTCGTGATAACGAAAAATTCAATGGCGCAAATGCCGCCGCCCCAAAAGGCAACACCATCTGCATCACACGGGATTTTGTTCACCGAATCCACAACCATATTACAGGGAAGCATGGTTTCAATAATGTGTTCCAGTTCTTCAACCTGTCCGAACAGTTCAAGGTTGGTTTCAATCCCGATTTTGTAATACAGGAAATCTTTTGTGATTTCAAAATTTGAATCACCGCAAAGGGCAATCGGCTTTGAAATCAGGGCTTTCAAGGTGTACGGGATTTCCGTAAACCACCTTGATTGTACCCTTGCCCGCCTGCTTTCAAGGGTATCTTCCTTTGATGGAAGAATGTTCAAAATCTTTTCAAATCTTGAAATACCGTATTCATCGGCGGTTGCTATGAACTCATTGTATAAAACCCTGTCAGAAGCTTCCCAAATAAGCCTGAATTCAGGGTTTTCCGCTTCCAGTGCGGCAACGGTTTCCTGATTGTATTGCTGCAAGTATGGGGGCAAATAAGATACAAGGTCAACTTCTCTAATCATGCGCTTGCCCCCTCATACACGGGAACTTCATATTTCCCCAAGGTCAGATTGTCGGCTGCACCGTTGATTGTCGTACCGTTTATATCCACAATGCCCTTGATACCAAGAAGCCTTGTTTCAATTTGGCTGATACGAACAATCAAGTGATCTTCATCCGCCCAAGTTTTTCTAAGCTCAAGCAAATAATTTTCAATCACTTCATCAATGGAAGTCTGTAAATTCGACCAGCTATAACCCACATCAAAGGTGATTGTGGTTTTAATTGTGATCGGCTCTGCTTTTGCGCTTTTCACATTCACCACATGACCGATAGGCGCAAGCCCGTAACCTTCCCCGGTGTATTCATCGGGATCAAGCGTTTCCTTCACCAAATTAAGCAGCGTTTCATTCGCCACATCAAAATTTGAATTCAGGATCGTTATAAGCACCGTTCCCCCGGTTGTCAGCTTCAAATTGATTGCAGCTTCATATATTGCTTTGATCCATGCCTGAACATCTGCGGGAAGGGAAGATAAGCCCGTTTTGTACCAAGCCTGCACCGCTTCATTCGGGATCATGGAAGCGGGGGAAATATCCCCGTTCCAAACCCTCGTTACCTTTGTGCTGCCAACTCCGGGAATGGCGTTGGTTTTGTTGATATAATCCGCCCGGTTTCCCCCGAAAGCCTTTTCTTCAAAGGAAGCAAAGTAGCGATCCCGCAAAACCTCTGTATCTTCTTCATCCTCACCGGGGATAAGAATTTCAGTCAGCGTTGCAGTTTCCAGCCCGTCAATGTATTCAATCGGGATCATCTGCCCCAAATACTGATTTCCGATTATGCCGGGTGTTTCACATTGGACTTCATAGCCCCCGCTGCCGTCCGTTGCTTCCCTCAAAACAATATAGTTCATAGTGCCGATATTGAACCGCTTACCAATCACATCAATGTTTTCGGGGGTGAACACGCCACGCAAGATTGCGTTGGTTGCCGGATCGGGGGTGATACCTTTTTCCTTGCAGCGCAAAATCAGGAATTCCCTTGAAGCGGTGTCCCCGTATGCTTCTGAAATCAAAGTATTCAACTCAATATAAAGAAGCTGCAATTCTATTGCCGTTGGGGAATGTGTGTCAAATATGACTGAACCTTCACGCTTATCAAATTTATCATTTACACGGGCAAGCATCCGTTCAAGAATTTCATTGTAAGTGACATCATACATTTAGAAATTCACCATCCTTTCCGCTTGCACATCTCCAAAAATAGTATGCGCTGTAAATGACACATGAACCACGCCTTTCTGCGGAAGGTCAAATTCAAAGTTATCAACACTTTCAATCCGTTCATCCCACGTTAAGGCTTCTGTGATCCTGCGCTCCAATTCGGGGCATACATAGGAAATTGGTTCGCCGTATAAGTCAAGCGTTTCAACCCCATAATTCCAGCTATACATGATATATTGATAGCGTTCAGTCTGAAGGATTTTGAAAATTGCCTGTCTCATAGCGTCAAGTTTATCCGTATAGCCACGAATCGAACCCGTGTCCAAATTCATTTTGTAAGTATAGGTTGGTTGTTCTTCAAGTTCAAAATTTTGTTCAAGAAATCCAGTAGTTGAAGGAATCATCCGATTCTATCCACCACAACATATTTTTGCCCGCCTTGCTGCCTGATAAGGATAACTTCATCACCGACAACCAACCCATTATGAACAGTGATTGATTTCCTTCCGCTTATGGCGTGATTATGGGAAGCAAAGGAAGATTCCCCACTTCCGCCTGATCTGTTTTCCGTGTTCCAACTTACCGTTACATTCGTTGTAAAATCGGTAACATTGCGGGTAAGGACAAGCTGCGCTGCCCCAAGTGTGAATTTCTGATCCACCAATATCTGCAACGGGGGAGCACTTGTCACCTTTCCAAAGCAGACTTCAACGGGCTTTTCTGCCTTTACCGCCTTGCTTGCCGCTTTTTTAATCGCTCTTGTTAATTCGGTTGCATCAGGCAACGAACTCACCCCCTCTAAGTGTCAAATCCATAAAGTGTTCATCAAGATTGAACTTGTGTGTAACTTTTTCAACCAGCATGAAATTTTTCAGCTTCATATCACCCAAATCAAGGTTGACAACCACCATGCTTCCGGCTCTCACACGGGTATCACCTAAAGCATTGGTGATCTTCAAGTTACGGGTTTTCTTATTGTAAAGCTGCAAAAGGGCATCGGCTTTTGCCTGTCCGTTTTCACCCTTTGACAGCGTATCAAAATATTGCAAAATACCCCATTCGTTGATATGGCTGCCATCCTGTGCAATGTAAACTTCACGCTTTCCGGTTTCCTCATTGTCATAAGTCAGCTTCACTTTATTGTAGGTGTCGCTGTCAATGCTGGAAGTGTAGTCAAAGTTTTCCCCGGTTTCTTCATCAATCATCAGATACCCGGAAGCATTGTCCCCAACATACATATTCCCAAGGAATTTCAGGGTAAGCTTTCCAAAATCATCATACAGAATGAACATATTCCCGTTGTTCTGCAATTCCAAATCAAGGGCATTTTCTATCATATCGAAAAGGGAAGTGTTATCTTCAACCCTTGAAGCAATCACAAACGGGGTATCTTCAATAGTCCCCACATTCAGGGAAAAATCCGCTGCAATCATCTTGATAAACTGCGCTGCGGTTTTATTCTCATAAACGTAAGTATCTTTGTTATTCAGGTAACGCAACTGATCGTAAGCGGTGACAGTGATAATCTGATCCTTATCCCGCTTCTTGCTGAATACGAACCCAAAGAAAATCCCTTTGCCGTCCACTTTTAGGCGTACTGCTGCACCCTCTTGAAAATTGATTATGCTGTCCTTTACAACTTTGAAGGTCAACTTTCCGGGGGTGCTTCTTCTTTCCGTAGTCCATTCAATCCCTTCTTCCACAATCGGCAAATATGCCTTGCTGCCGGAAGGATCGGCGATTAAAAGTTCAACATTCATTGAAGCACCCCCTTAATCAAATGTTCCATCATCAACCCACCCATAAACATTTGAACTTGAATCCGTATGAATCAAATGCCACGGGTGCGCCCCGCCTGAACCATTTGCAATAGTGATTTTTGCTTGTCCAGCCCTTGCGGAATATCCTTTTGCACCCGGATAAGAACTGTAATAATGTGTTCCACCGTGGAAATTTACAATATCGCCGACTGCATATCCCTTTTTTGCCGGGGGGCTTGCGGGACGGGTTTGCTGTACCGTTGCTTTAGGCTTTGAAGCCTGAATCTGAATATTTACCGTTTTTGTGCTGTATTCCCTATACTGCTTCAAGGAAATCTTCACTTTCAGATCAAAACCGTTCTTTGCGTCCTCTGTGATTTTGTAATCTTCCATTGAAACTTTGATGTTCGTGGAAAAAAGCACCTTGCCATTCGGCATTGTCCTTGACACAAGGAATTGGAAGGGCTGTTTGGAAGTTTTCAGCCCTTCAAAGTAATCAAGGAAATAGGAAGCCCCCTGAAAGCCTGACTTATAGACTGCATAGGGCTGTTTCACCTGTGGGATTTCACATTCAAATTCAATATCCGTAAGTGCTGCGGTTTTTAGAATGTTAATTTCCCCTTCATTTATCAGCGTCACCGTATCATTGGCATTGTTGATTTTGATTTCAAGCTTCTGCGGGGTGACGGGAAGCAAGCACTTCTTCAAGTAAAAATCATATCCACTTTTCATCAGTCATGCACCCCCTCCGCCATGCTATCAATCGCTTCATTTACACCTTCTGTCAGCCCGGAAATAACGCCGTCCAAATCCATTCCGTTAGAAATGTTGTTCTGCATCCCGGACATATCAACGCTGATTTCAGCGGTTGTAAATCGGTTCACCGCTTCCTGCTCTGCAATATCACGAAGATACTTCAAATCTTCTTCTGTAATATCCATGCTGTCAGCGATTGCCCCGGTGTTCCCGGCAATATCATCCACACCGCTTCCGATACCACCAAGCCCGCCTAAATCGCTGCCGTAGTTGCTCAAATCGGCATAATCGCCAGCACCCGGAACATTGGTATCAAACAGGGAAGAAGGATCAAAGTTTGCAATGCTTTCATCTATTCCTTCACCGAACGAATAACCCATATCGAAAGCATTTGTATTATCGAACCGACCAAGTTTCATATCTTCTGCATTTAGCTTTGCCATGATTTCTTCCCCTTGCCCGAAGGTGGAATCAACCCACCCGCCAAGGGAATCACGCCAACCTTGAACCGCCCCCGCAAGGTTTGAACCAAAAATTGTATCAATAGCCGAAGCCAACGCTTGAAGAATCCCAAGTACAGTATCAGCCAAATCAAAGAACAATCGACAAACTGCACCGATAGGATCAGTAAATACATTACCGATAAAATTTGCCACGGTTGCCACAAGATTATAAATCAAGACAAATACATCTACAACCAAATTCCACAAGGCGATAAAGATATTTCCGACAACAGACAACGCCCACATAAACGCCCCGCAAATGATACCCGTTGCAGAAACGGAAGTTCCGGCAAATTTATTCACCGCCGCAACCGCCGCATAGAACAGGGCAATCAGAGCGATAATCAAAATGATAATCCAAACAATGGGGCAAGCAAGAAGGGCTGTATTAAAGCCATACTGTGCCGCCGTAGCTGCCGCCGTTGCGCTTGCTTCTGCGCCTGTGGCTGCTGCATGAGCATAAGAAGCCACACAAAGGATAATCTTTCCGGCTGCGCTTGCCAGTTCCGCCGCCTTAGTAATTCCTAAATATGCGGCATATATCGCAAGTGCCCCGATGATTCCATAAATAATGGGGCTGATAATAGACCAATTTTCCCCTATGAAACTTCCAACGGAAGCAATCAGGTTAAAGATTTCAACCACGATACCCGCCACCATTGAAAGGGCTTCAATCGCACCATTTATAAAGGTTTGGAAAGCTTCACTGTTCGCTACATCGTTCAACCTTTGAAGTACGGGCTGAAACGCCATCAAAGCGGTATTCTGAAAAGAAGTCCAAATCTGCGAAAAGGTTTTAGGCATCGCTTCAAATTTGGCGTTGGTTTCATCTGCCGCCGCAAACATGGCGTTCTTGACGATTTCAGCGGTGATTTCACCTTCCGCCGCCATATCTTTAAGCTGCCCTTTTGGAACTTCCATGTAATCAGCAATCGCCTGAATGATATTCGGGGCTTGTTCAAGGATTGAATTATATTCTTCACCACGAAGAACACCCGAACCCATAGCCTGTGTAAGCTGCAACATAGCGGCTTCAATTCCCGCTGTTTCCGTTCCTGCAATGGTAAATTGCTTGTTCAACTGTTCAGTAAATGCAATGATTTCTTCTGAACTGCTGAAAGCATCTCCCGCCATAAGTCCCAATTTGGAAACAGCGTCAGCGGTTGCCTGATATGCGCCCCTTGAGCGTTCAGCCGATAAATAAATCATGTTCTGCAAGTCTTGCGTGGATTGCAGACCGTCATTCATCAGGTTTATGCGGGCGGTTGTGGAAGTAAGCTGATCGGATAAATCCATAACCTTTCCGATTGTCTGAACACTTGCATAGGCGGCAACTGCCCCCTTAATCATGTTCATCAAATCGCCTGCGCCTTGTGCGCCCTCGTCAATGGCACGATTAAAACGCCCCTGTTCATCCGTATTATCACGGATATAGCGTTCTGTATTACTTACCGTATTAGACAAGCGCAAATAGGCTTCATTGGCTGCGGAAACGTCCATCCGCTCCATAGCCCGGTTCAAATCTTCCTGATCCTGCACCGCCTGATTCAACTGACTTCTAAGCTGTTCCAACTCTGCATTTGCGGTGTCAGTCCCCATATTCATAGGGTTGCTTTCGATCTGCTGAATCCGCTGCTGAATTGCCTGTAAACGGGATTGCATACTGTTCATATCCGCAACAGCACTTGCCGGGAACATATCAGTTCCAGCCGCCGTTGCCGCAATCCGTTCCTGCGTAGTGTTCAAAGTGTTCAACATACTGTTTGCACTTTGAATTTCCTGCTGAAATCTTTCAACGCCGGAAGTGGTGAACACATCCATTGAATCAGATTGCCACTGTACAGGAACGGGTTGCGGTGTGGAAGGCTGCGGGGTGGTAGGCGTGGAAGTTTGCGGCGCATCCACATTCTGCATAGCAGCTTCCCATTGCTGCGCCGCAACCGTGGCTTGATTGATTGCTTCCCTTGCCGCCTGAATGGAAGTGGTGTCCACGGGTTCATTCATAGCCCGGTTCAAATCTTCCATGACGGAAAGGCTCATATTTACAGCGTTTGTAATGCCGTACAGAATCCCCGAAAAGTTATCCTGTAATTCAATCGCTGTTCGGATTGTCGCCACGCTTATCACCTACCTTTCTTTTTGCCTTTGCTCTTACTCTCAATCCGTTTCTTTTCCTTCTTATCCTTTTCAAGCTTTACCCGGATAGCAGCAACGCAAAAGGCTTTTTCCTGTTCATCCATAGCAAGCCAAGCGGAAGGAAGGATATGAAGTTTCAGAAGGGCATAGTAAGCAAAATTCGCTTCCCAATCCCCTTCTTCAATTAGTTTTTTGCTTCATTCACCTTATCGTCAAAGGACACATTGAAGCCCTGAAATTTCTGCACAAATGCGGCAAGATCGTTGTATTCACCCGGATCATCCACCATAGCCATAAGCAGATCTTCCGGGGTTTTTACGCCGTAGGAATCCTGCAATTCAGCGTTGTACATATCAGGGGTAACGATGGAAGCCACAATCATTTTCTGAATATACAGGCTGGATTTCAGCTTTGGACGGTACATATTCGGCTTACCCGTAACAGGCACATCAAGCGTACAGGATTCACGAATATCTTCATTTTCCTTAGAAGTGATATGGCGGAACTCCCATTCAAGGGGGTTGCCGTTATCGTCACAAAGGGACTTAGTAGCCGGATAAAAACCGTTCTCTTTCACGGTTTTGTTTGCTTTCATAAATTTAGCGAATTTAGACATTTTTTCATTCATCCTTTCTGTTTATCAAGTGATAAGAAAAACCCCTTATATGAGCCTATATAAAGCCCACACAAGGGGTTTAGCCTTAGTTCGTAAGGAAGCCCGTAAGCTGTGCAAAAGATTCCGGCATGGAGAAATCCTCGAAAGTACCTTCAATTTCTTCATCCAGATATTCACCGTCTGCATCGAACTTAGCCAAAATGCCGCCGTCCGTGTTGCAGTCATAAAGAACAATCGTCTGTCTGCCAGCGTCCGAACCGGGATCATCGTTGGTGATCTGCATTTCAAAGTAGGCATCAACACCGCTGTTCTTGTAGTCAAGAAGAAGCTGCCGCATTACAGACTGATTGTAATGGGCTGTGCCGGAAAAAGTACCTTCCATACCGCAAGACTTATGACCTGCCATGATTGCCCCAAGGCGGGGAACGGTGGTTTTGGTTTTTTCAACCTGAACTTCCATATCAATCATCTGCATAAAGTTATAGCGGCGATCCCCAATAGTGATAAAGCACTCCGCCATCTTAGCGGCGATTGTGTCTTTGCCTTTCATCACAATGTTGTTCACTGAATTTCACCCCTTTCTTATGCCACTGTAACGGTCATATAAAGCTTATCCATAGCATTTACAACCGTTACAGCGTCCGTTACCACAACCGATTTCTTAGTGTCGCCCTGTTCCACAACCACATCAGAATCGGCAAAATCTTCAATGGCACGAATATCATTAAGCTGCTGATGGTGCTTCACAATATCCGACCAAAGAGAAATGCGCCCCGCTGCATCGTTGGGAACAACGCCCAAATACTTATCTTTGAACAGGACGGCAATATCATTTGCAATCTGATCGATAACCCGGATCGTCTGATTGTCCTTGAAAATATCGCCCTGCGTGTCGGAAGTGGTAGTCATGCTGTTAATGTCAGACAGCACACGAATATCAGTACCGACCTTATGAAGA